ATCAGGTCGGGCAAGCCTACTGGGAAGTGCTCGGCTACAAACTCGTGTGCGTCCGCCTGGAGGCATAACGTGGCCGATCTATCCGACGTCACCGCCTAGCTGGCTCAGCAGGCGGAGAATGCCGTCTATCCGAACGGCACGATATCGCCGTCGGTCGCGAGCAAGGACTGCCTCATCTATGAGGGCTGGCCGCTCGGCGATCAGCTCGACCTCGACATCAACGGCCAGGAGCGCAATTCGGCCGGCGCGACCGTGGCGCGTCCCGGCGGCCCGCGCGCCAACGTCTCGATCTTCCCGATGCCGGGCACGGGCGTTTCCGTCTACCAGGTTCAGGACCACACCTACACCATCAGCGAGCCCGCCATCGGGCTGACGGCGACGCTGTCGGGCGACACGGTCACAGTCTCGGGCACCTCGAAGTTTGGCGAATACATTACCATCGTCGCCGACGACGCCTACGTCTATTCCGAGACGGGCGCGAATGCGGCCGCGATCCTTGCGGCGCTCGCAACCGCGGCGCAGGCCAATTATCCGGGCGCGAGCTCGACCGCGACCACGCTGACCATTCCGGTCGGCCACTCGATCGTCATGCGCCAGGGCGGCGTCGGCACCGTAGGCCGAGTCACCCATCGCCAGAAGCATGCGGTGATGGTCACGGTGTGGGCGCCCAACCGGCTCGTGCGCAACCAGTTGAGCGAAGCGATCGACGGCCTGATCAAGCAGACTAACCGCGTGTCGATGCCCGACACCAGCCAAGCGATCGTTGTCTACAACCGCACCATCGTCAACGACGAGCAGCAGGCCGAGTCGATCTATCGGCGCGACCTCATCTACGACGTCGAATACGCGACCGTCTTTTCGTTCCCGGCCTACGTGGTCACCTCGACGAAGGTCTCGATCGTCAACGCCTACAACACCTCAACGATTGCCAACGCTCTAACCTAAGGGCCTATCCCGATGTTTCACCTCTTCTGCGTGCATCCGTTTCACGGCTACGCCAAGGGCCAGAAGGTCACCGAGCCGTCTGAAGTCGCGCGATTGATGAACGACCGCGATCATCACTTCGTCCGCGTGCCGGCGCCCACCGCGCCGCCCGCCAGCGACGAGCCCGTCGAATAAGCAGCCCCACACAACCCCTTCCCGAAGAACCCGCCCGTTGAGGCGGGTTTTTTATTGGAGACAACGAAATGCCCGTTTTTCTCGACGGCCAGCAGAATCTCGCCGCGCTGACGGTCCCCGGCGTCTACGGGGACATCATTCTCCCCACCGCGTTCATTGTCGGCACCCCGACCAACATCGAAGGCCTCGTTGGCGTTGGCTCCTGGGGCCCGCTGAACGCGCTGATCCCTGTCTCGGCACCGGCCGACTGCGCGATCCAGCTCGGCGTACCCATGGTCCGAAACAATGACATCGCCTCCTATGTCGCGGCGGCCACGCAAGTCGGCGGCGCGATCGGCTTCTACTGTGTGCGCGTCTCCGACGGCACCGATACGGCCGCGAGCGCTACCGTCAACGGCGTCACCATCACCGGCAAATACACCGGCGTCTTGGGCAACAAGATCACCTTCAACATCGTCAACGGCACGCAGGCGAACTCGTGGATGGCGATTGCCGCCTTCCCGGGGCTGGTCCCCGAGCAGTGGAACAACATCACTGGACCCACGCCGGCAAGCGGCACCGTGACCTTCTCCGCCCAGCCGGCCGCCAGCGACACGCTGACCATTGCCGGCGTCGCGATCACCTTCGTTGCCTCCGGCGCGACCGGCAGCCAGGTCAACATCGGCTCGAACCTCGCGACCACGCTGTCGAACCTCTTGACCTACCTGCAGAGCCAGACCACCGGCGCCCTGACCGAATGCACCTATTCGCTCTCCGGCAGCGTGCTGACGGTCTCCGCCAACCAGTTCTATACCGGCGGCACCTATGCGGGCACCGGCGGCAACACGCTGACGCTCGCCAAGACTTCGAGCGCAATCACGCTATCGAGCGCGACGCTCTCCGGCGGCACCGGCACCTGGCAGACGTTCTGGACCAACCTCGCCAACGCCATCAACAACGGCACGGCCTTCCACGGGCCGTCGGCGTCTGTGATCGCGACCGCCGGCACCTCCACCGCACCTCCGACGCTGGCCTCGCTGACCACGCTCTCCGGCGGCACGGACGGCGCCTCCAACGTCACCGATGCGACGCTGATGGGTCAGGACGTGGTGCCACGAAAAGGCATGTATGCGCTGCGCAACGCCGGCGTCGACTGCTTCACCTTGTGCGACTTGTCGACCGCGGCGGACTATGCGGCGATCGCTTCGTTTGCACTCTCCGAGACGTGTTTCGCGATCCACGCCACGCAATCGGGCGACAACATCGCCGACGCGCTCTCGATCCGGATCAATGCCGGCATCGACACGCCCTGGTTCAAGCTGATCCTCGGCGATTGGGCGTATTTCTATGACAGCTACAACGGGGTGACTCGCCTGATCAACCCGTCGGCTTTCGGCATCGGCATCTACGGCAACCTGTCGCCGCAGGAAAACGCGCTGAACAAGCCGCTGCAGGGTGTGGTGGCGACCCAGCGCTCGCAGCTCGGCCAGACCTATTCCGAGGTCGAGATCTCGGAGATCGAGACCGGCGGCATCGACGTCATCCTGCCGCCGACGTCTTCGCCTGGTGGCTATTACTTCTCGTTTGCCTCGGGCCGCAACTGCTCAAGCAACAACGCCGCGAACGGCGACGAGTACACGCGGATGACCAACTTCCTGATCCGCGCCTCGCAGTCGAAGGCGGCGGGAAGCTTCGTCGGTCGGCTGCAGTCGATTCAGCCAAACGACCAGACCCGCGCGGATGCCAAGGCGCTGTTCGACGGCTTCTCGGCGCAGCTTGCGTCACCGCAGGTCGGCCTCGGCATCAACGGGCAGGGCATGATCGACATCCCCTGGTTCGTGCAGTGCGACCTCAACAACAACCCGCCCGCCTTGCAGGCGATGGGCTACCTGTTCCTCTACTGGCAGGTCCGCTACCTCAACGTGATCCGCTACTTCGTCGTCAAATTCCAGGGCGGCGGCAACGTCGTGGTCACGCAGAGCGACACGCAGCCGACGCCGGCGCAGTACTCGTCGGGCATCAACACGACGACCACGACAGCAGTCTAACGCCACCCCTCAACCGCTGATCAACCCGCCCTCACCGGCGGGTTTTTCTTTTGGAGATACCCATGCCCGTCAATGGAATGAATGTCGGCGCAGATTATTCGCTGTCGTACTACGACGGCACGTCCGGCCAGCTCGTCAACCTCGGCGACGTGCAGGACGTCACGATCACCTCGCCGAAGCACGACATCAATTCGCGGCCCTACAACAACGTGCCGCGCTTCGGCTTTGTGCCGGACGGCTTCCATATCGAGTTCACGATCACCCGCACCGGCTCGGCCCTTGAGAACTTCATCCTGACTCAGGCGCAGGCCTTCAACAACGGGCAGATCACCCAGCCGGGCTACCTGAACGAGACCATCATCAATCCCGATGGCTCCGTTTCCCGCTTCCAATACACCAACCTGGTCGTGTGGCTGAACGATCACGGCAACATCAGCCGCGACAAGGTGGTGACCCTGAAGCTGGAAGCCCGGGCCAGCGACAAGGTCCAGATTTCTTAACAACCCGCCCTTCGAGGCGGGTTTTTCTTTTGGAGTTGTGAATGCCTACCGAGAGTGAGATTAAGCTCGCGCGCTATCAGAAAGTTGAGACCGAGACCGACGCGATGGGGCGCGCCATCGGCGTCCGCCGGCTGAAACCAAGTGAGCAGACCAAGGTTGCGGGCTACTGCGCCGACCTGACGGGCTATGACGAAGTCGTCGCCCCGGATGGCACCAAGGTGCAGATCCCCCATCGGATGCCGCTCCTGATCGCGGCAGCGGTTTGCAAGATCAACGAAGACCCCATCCCGTTCCCGCGCAATCGCGCTGAACTCGACTCGATCTACGATCGGCTCGATCAGGAGGGCCTGGCCGCAGCCGGCGCTGCCGTCGCCAGACTTTCCGAGAGCGACCTGCTCGTCAGCCCGGCCGAAGCAGCAAAAAACTAGTCGAGGA